CGTTTTTTTTGTTCAAAACATCCGCTGTGATCTGTCTGAGTAGAAATTCAAACAATAGACCAGTATTGCGGACCTTTGAATGCTTTAACTTACGGTTTCGCATACGAAGTTCTCCGTTCCATTAGTATTATATAATTGTTCATATATAAATATAAAATTTTTGAGTTTTGTATATATTTATTCATCATTTAGTATGTTTTCTTCACTTAAAATACTCTGTTTAGTGGTATCTTTACCAAATTTCTTCTGTAGGGATTTTAGTAACCCCTCACGGGCCATCATAGTCGAACCCTTTGATGTTGCAAGTGGTGAACCACCTTTGAATTCTCTCTTACCTTGTCGTTCTCTATGGTATGAAGTTGCATCAGCTAAATCTTTTGCGTTGGCTCCATGTGGGTTAATGGGTTTCTTAAATCTGTCTTTTTCACTACCACCCCAGTCACCACTACCTTCACCCATACCCATAGCACCACCTCCACCTCCTCCGGCTTCGGCAGAAGAATTATCTTTCTCGCCAGTAACAGCGGGATCATTACCTTCCATAGCAATTTGTTCAAATCTAAATTGTTGTTTAAGATCTTCTATGATTTGGTCAAATACAGTTTTCTTATCACCATCATTTAATTCAAATATGTTATCATAAATCCACTCACGCGAAAATAGTTTATTTTCCATTAAAGTTCCTGCAACTTCTATTTGTTGAGTTAGTAACTCTAATTTTTCTTGTTCGTGAATCATAGATGGATTAGTTAATTCCAAATCAAAATTAATAAGTTCAGCATCATCAAATCCTTGTGTAAATAAATGAACAATAGCAATCTTTTCAAGTTCTGCAACTACTATCTTTTGAAGTCTTTCTATTGTTCTTGAAAAACGAACATCTTCAGCAGCTAGTGTTGCTTTACTACCAACACCCTCTTCATATCCAAGAAATGCCTTTGGTATTTTAAGGGCCGCCATCATTTTGTTTCGTAGATATTCTATATCATCAATAGCACCATCGTTTGTTAAACCACTTAAAGTTTCTATAGTCGTTCCACTATCACTACCACGAACCGGTAAGAAATAATCCTCCGTTGTGGATTCCATATTATATCTAAGATTGTAATCGCCTGTTTTTTGGTCAATTACTGGAATCTTCTTCATTTTATTAATTATTTGTTGCATGAAGTTATCTACTTCATTTGGTGGGATATTACCTATATCTAATTTAAATATTCTCTTTTCTGGTGCTCTCATAATACGATGAATTAACATAGCATCTTCCATAAGTTGTAATTGTTTCCATACCTTACGAGCACCTTCTAACATTGATTTACCATACGGAATAAAATTAGCATCACTCATTAACCTGAAGTGGGCTATTTCATAACTTTCTAAAAGTTCATTTGGATCACCAAATGGAATTGTATTTCTAGCATCTTCGGGTGTAACTTCAAACTGAACCAATTTAGGTTGTTCTGGATCGTGGTCTTCTAATCTAAATACTTCATATACAGATATCGGTCTTATATTTACTACTCCCAATTTGTCTATAATTTCCAAATAAAGAAAACAGTCTCCATACTTTGTCAAATTACGAAGCCAAGGCCATAAATTAAACTCTATATTCAATATATCATAAAATAAGTTATGGAGAATTTTTGCAACCTTTGGATTATCACTTTTTACCTTTAAAATTTCATTTTCCACATTAGAAACTGTAGATTCATCGGAGTAAATATCAAGAGCTGATGATATGATTGGATCTTCATCCATTAATTCATAATCTCTAAATAATTCTTTTCGTTGAACATCAAATGCATTTTTAGCATTCTGTTTAGCAGCATATCTACCCATAGATGTGTTATAAGAACCCATAACTTTTTGATATCTATCAATAAAATTAGATGTTAACCCTGTTTGTGCAAAATCCACATCCTTAACTTTTAATTGACCAGTTGGTGATTTTCTTATTACTAATTGATTCTGAAATAGTTTTCCTAATCTTACTAATATATTTTCTTGTTCCGCCATAATTACCTCTTTTTATTTATCCTAATAACCAAGTTAAGTCTTCTTTTTCCTTACCCATATCCATCTCAAATGGATTTTTGTCTGGATGACCGGGTGTACCCTTTTGAAACCCAGCAGATAACTCTTCTTTATTCCCGTTGTTTTCTAACATAGAATCCATTATTTTCCATTGTGTATTGGTTCTATCTTTTTGAATTCTTAATGCTGTATCTCTAATCCAAAGAGCTATTGAATAAGACATAACTAAATCATCGTTATATCCAGCCATAGCTTCTGTCTTTGAATTATGATATATATAAACAAATAACTCATCTATGAGTCTCATTGAATATAGTTTAACTAATTTTTCTCTTGTGTATTCTTCCATTTTAGCAATAATCAATGGTTTTGTTTTAATTGTTGTTGTAAACCCCGCAACCATCTGTCTATCTTCTGCTCTATACTTATTTGTATTCATTTGATGTTCTGTATCAACATATTTTAAATCTTTTGATTGATAGAATAGATTTTTGTACCCTCTATCTATAATAGTTTGAAGGGTAGCCCACCCCACATTGTTATTTTCTACTATAAGTAAAGCGTCATTATATTTTGTAGCTAAATCTATGAGAAAATGTCCATATTCTGTAGTACCCAATTGCCCTTTATATTCAGCACATTGAACCATATCACTAATTTCAAATACTTGACAGGCTGAATAATCTTGGCCATCACCACGAGCCACATCACCCACTACAATGTAATCTTTTGTATAATCTGGTTGTTCCCATATCCAAAGATTTCTGTCTATACCTTGTTCTTCAACTGGTGCTTTAACCATATTCTCTTTATACCATTGTAATATCTTTGGATCTACGACAGATTCACCAGAAGTGAGAAAGTCAGCGTCACATTCTTGAGATGCTTTCGATGGGCCTAAAATCTTATCTTGTTCATCTCTCCATTTTTGTTCTCTTTCTGGGTGCATGCTCCAATGAAGTTGTATTGTGTTAAACTCATTAGTTCCATCTTCTGCACCAACCCATTGTTGATGAAACCAATTACCCACACCATTTGGAGTTGAAAGAACAATAGTATCACCACCAGTTGCTAGTGTTTGTTGTGCAGCTGTCCATATAACATCTACCTTATCAATGAACGCCGCCTCATCAAGTATAAGAAGAGATAGGGCTTCAGAACGACCGGCTGATTCGTTAGATGCGATAGCTTTTATCTGTGAACCATTTGTAAATCGTATTGATAGTTTATTTATTTCTTCTGTACCGGTTCTTAACCATTGGGGTAAACCCTCAAACATCACTCTAACTTTTGTAACAAGATTTTTAGCCGTATCTTTGCCCGTAGCAATTACAAGAACATTCTTATCAGCATGAAATAATATCATCCAAAGAGAATAACCTGCAGAAAGAGTAGATATACCCAATTGACGGGATTTGAGAATTATATTGTATCTATTTTCATGAAATTGTTTAAGACAATCTTCCTGAAAGGGATATAAGTCAAATTTCATCTTACCACGTTGAGGATGTTGAATGGTGCAGTATTTTCTCATAAAATATACTGGATCATCAACACATTTCATATATTCTCTTTTTATTACTTTTTTAAAATCAGTTGCCATTTATTTTATCTGCCCCACTGCCCAAATTGGTACAATCATAGATGCAATACCCATAGAATACCATAGATATTTATTATCGTACCATGATGGTTTTATTGTTTTAATCATGTCTTCTTGAATTGCTAGTTGTTCTTTATAGTTCTCAATAATCCCACTATCAATTTCTGTCTGTTGAATATACATTTGTATCTGTTCATTCAAATTATTGATAATTTTACTATTATTACCATCTTTTTGTTCTAGCTCTGTAATATACAATTCAATATTCTGTGCTTCTTCATCTGTATAACATTCACCCTCACACACTTCTTGTGGAAACAAAAGAGAAAATATTAAGAAGAAAGATACAAGTTTATTCATTTTTTCTTCCCCTTACCAATATTTTTTAATCTACTATGTGCTTTCTTAGCAGATTTCTTTTTAGGTTT